ATCGTGGTCTAGGGTCACGGAAAGATTGTGCGCGAGCAGGCGCGTGGCAGTACCAGCGCTTCCAGTGCGCGCAGCCGTAGGGTCAGTGACGATTTCGGCTGGCGCAGTAGCCGTGCCTGGCACAGTAATGGGGCCATAGTTTAGGCGCGCAGCTCCATCAACATAGAAATTGTATGGGGTGCCAGTTATCCCACTTGCTTCCTCTGAAATCTGGCTAATTGCGCTGGTTAGAGTAGTTGGCTTGAAATCCAGCGTGCCAAGCGTTACGGCTGTTCCAGAATAGACGGCACGAGTGCTGCCAGTGATAACGCTGGTGTCTAGAATCTGCCGCGTGGTTGCATCGTTTACCTGGTTGTGGATTCTGGCGAGCAGAGCATTAATGTGGTCACGGTCAGTAAGGCTATTGCCACTCTGCTTAAATGAACCCACTGTTTGGTAAATGTCTGTGCCGGTGTATGACTTTCTGACCAATGTTTTTGCAAGCCAGCCGTCAGCGTCGGCAACGCTAACCCTTGCCCTCGTGCCAAACCCGCTGCCCAACATCTCTGCATCAATGCCGGTGATATACCCAAGAAAAAGTGCCGTACCTGAGGAATAGCGTGTGTCTAGAAATTGAACACGCGCATTATCGGGAATGTTGCCAGACTTCCACCAAGGGCCAGCAATGGGGGTTTCAGTTTGCAAAACATCAAATGACATTCTGCCGCCACCATCAGCGCTAACAGTTGCGCTTAGGCTGCCAAGCTCAATGTATGGGGTGGTGCCAGCGGTTGAGGCTGGCAGCGTCAGCAGGTTTGCGGTGCCGCCGCCCACACCAGCAATTGTTACTGAATACGGGTTTGACATTATGGATAGGTGCGACGCGGGTTAGGGTCAAGCAATCCAAGATAGGATGCGGCTGCCTGCCCAACCACCTTTTTATCAAGCATAATGTTTGTCATAACGGTAGTGCTACCCCCGCCCGTTGAAGCGCCAAGCCCAAATGCGGTGCTTCCCGCGGCTGCGTTTTGCGCAGCTGTTCGTGCTGAAACCGCTGGCGCTCCTGATGACTTATTGAGCGCGTCAATCACGCTTGCAATATTGTTAACCAGCCAAGTCAGCGCGTCAAAGAATGGCTTGGCAAGGGCAAAAGCTGCCTCAATTGCCTTGCCCAGCAGTTTGAATGCACCAGCCAGTGCGCCGTCACCATCACCCCAAAGAGCGCCAATGAGTTTTCCAACGGCTGTAAGCAAGCCATTAGGCCCGATAAGTGCACCGGCGGCAGCCTCAAGCTCTGGCTTAAAGTCATCAATGATTGAGCCAACCACTTTGCCAACGCTGTCAGTGAGCCCACCTGGTGCGGTCATATTCGCAACCGTATCGGCAATTACATCGCCAAGCCCGCTTAGCGCTTCCTCTGCAATCGGCAGCACATTGGTGGTGAGAAAGTCAAGCGCACCATTTACGGCTGGCAGTAGCTTCGCGCCCATTTCCTCCATTGCCTCATTCAACCGAATCTGCGCAGCTTCAAACTTTACTGCTGTGCTGTTTGCAATCTCATCTGCAACGCCTGCATATTTTTCGCTGGCTGCGCGCAAAATATCCTGCTTGCTTGCGCCCTTCTCTACCACAATTCCTAGCGCCGCAAGCCCGCGGGTGCTTCCCTGAGCACCACGCCCAAGCGCCATCATTACGGTGCTAACATCCTTTCCTGTTGCCGCGGCAATATCCGCCGCAATTGCGTTAGCCTTGAGCAGCTGGTTTTGTTTAGTAAAGAATCGGCTGCCAACCTCAAGCCCAGCGCGCACATCGTCATCAGTCATACCCAGGCGCTGGAATGCCTTAATCTGCTCATCAATCTTTGGCTTCAGCGTGTCCAGCTCAAAGCCACGCGCCTTCAGTGCGGCATTGAGCCGAATGGTGGCTTTCTCATCCTCTGCCGCACTCTTAATTGCAGAGATAGCGAGCGCGCCAATGGCTGCAGCTGCAGCAGCCGCACCGGCTGCCATCACCCTAAAGGCGGTGCCTGCGGCAGAGCGCAGCCTACCCATAGACTTTCCAACCCTGCCCATTACGGCACTAGCCGCATCCTTGGCAATGATGGCGAATACTGCTGAACTAGTTGCGCTTGCCATTTAGTATTTAACCAGCCTTCCAATCATCCCGAAAAAGTCTTTTGCGGTGGTGCCCATACCTGCGAGCTGCCCGCCGCGCCTGAACTGCAGAATTCTACCCCTGAACACATCGTTATTGAAAAAGGCTTCCACGGTATTGTGGAATGCATCAATAGCCTTCTGCTCATTGCTGCTGTTATCCACCACCTTATTGACAAAGCGGTTAGGTGTAATTGGCTTGACAGCAAACACGCCCTTTTTAGTTTTACGCTGACCCTTCGTGCCCTTCACGATTATCCACCTGTACCAAGGGTTTTTCTTGGAACCCCGCCCAGCAAAGAGCGGCCCTACCACTGCGCTTGGCTTGGCATATCGCCCCGCCTTCGCCTTTACGCCAGCAGCCAAGTTGCCGGTCTTGCCGCGTGGAGCGGCATCCTTAATTGGCTTGGAATATGTGCGGGCAGCGTTGACTGTGGCAAATGACATCAACCGCCTATAGGCAGTTGGGTTTGAGCCCTCTAAAAAACCAAGCTCGTATGCTTTAAACTTAGGGTCAACCTTCAGCGTAAAGTTAATGCCACCTTCAGCCACGCTTTATACCTTCCTTTGGTTGCAGGTCTGCCATCAGCATAAAAGTGCGCAGCACATCACCGGCATCCCAATCCATAACCTCGTGAGGCGGTATTCCAAACTCTTTGCCAATCAGGTGCGCAACGATTAGTGGATGAGGCTGGATGCTCCTACCCGCAGCTAAGCGCTGCGCATCCAGCCTTACCGCGGGGGGAGTGCTGCTACCGCATCGCTCCACGCCTGCACCGTTGCGGTGAGGGCATCCATTGGCGCATCAAGCACATCGGGTGCAGGATGCCCAGCATCGTCAAGGAAATTGTGCTTCACGATAAGGCTGCCCAGCGCCTTCATTGCTCGTGCGCTGTCATTGCTTTGCAGCTCAATCAGCACACGGGCGCTCACGCCCTCTGCCTTCATCGTGGCTGTCCAGCCCTCAAAAGGTGCTGGCAGCACGATATCAACGGTACGAAACTGCGGCTTGCTCTGTGCCATTCAATCCCTCCCCTATAAGCCTAGCCTTATGGCAAGGCACTCAAATCGCTATTCACAATAATCTGTAGGCTCTTGGCGCTCGTAGCGTCATACACCAGCGTGCCGGTTACCGCCATCGTAGTTAGCCCATCCTCAGCGCCAGCCATTGGCTGCACTTCGGTTGGCACCACCATAGCAAGGATGTGGGCGGTGTATGTTCCGTTTGTCCAAGTCAGGCGCACGCCAACAGGTGTGGCTGCCTGGTATGCGTCATACCAAACGCTGACAGCTGAAGCCGTGCTGCTCACCGTCATTGTGAGCGTACCCGTGAATGGGTTGCTCTCGCTATGCGTGCTAAACACTGTGGTGCCCGCAAGGTATGCCTGCTTAGTGATACCAGCATTGAACTCAAGTGAGAAATCAAGCAGATACTGGTAGGCCGTACCTGATGCGGTGCCTGGGAATGCCGTGCCGCTTTGGTAGGCATTCCACAAGCGCCCAGCCATAAACGGTGAAGTTGGCGTGCCATCAGCAAGCGTTGCACTGCTCTTGGTGATTTCCTGACCAAACAGATTGGCGCTTAGGTTTGTCAGCCCGCTGCGGTCTGCCGCAATGGTGATTGACTCCGCAAGGCAGTAATCAACCACATACTGCTGCTGCCCATCAGTTGCCACAAGGCTGTAGCTCTTAGGGTCATTGGCAGCGGTCATTGAATATGAGTAATCCCACGCATATGGCGCAGCCGTGCCGCTTGGTGTTACGGTCTTTGTCATTGATAGCCAAATTGGGAGCTCGCCAACGCTGACTGCTGGCACGCTTGCGCTCAGCGTAGGCTCAACGCTAACGATTGTGCCGGTGGTTGCAATGAGTGGATTTCGGAGCGCAACGCTGCGCTCAGCGCCAAGCTCAATTGTGGTGCCCGTGGTGAGCATCCCAGTTGGGCTGACCAAGAGCTTACGCCCGCCGCTCGTGAGCGTTGGCGTGGTGCCTGGGGTGGCTTCACTGAAGGCCACCAGTTTGCTAAAAATCACATTACCGGCGCTGGCTGCTGGCATTACTCAAACTCCTTTTCAATAGCCGCTGGTGCGGCTGTCTTATTTACAGGCTTGGCAACGCCCGCCTGAATCCACGCCTGAGCAATAGTAGCAGGCACGCTGATTGTAGAGCCGTCAAGCGGTAACCCGCCTACAAACTCTCCACTAGCGAGCGAGCCTTCAACATACTGCACTTCAATCTGCTCTGAGTTTTCAGTTACTTTACGCGGTGGCATTAATCGCCTCCACGCTTGACACCTCTACGGTGGCTGTCACGGTTAGGTAATCCATCTCATTCCATTGGTCATTTCCAATGCTGGTGCCCGTCACGCTGGCTTGCGCCACCGCATCAGTGCCGTTAAGCGTTACCCCGTCAATGAGGCAATCACGCAGCCAGGTGCGCCAAGCCATCAGGTCTTGATACTTACGCCCCATATCAGCCTGAGGCTGTAGGTACACAGTAAGCGCAAGGTTAAGCGTTACCTGCCTATTGGCAGCGCCGTAACTCACGCTGTCATCAGCTGGAACAATCACCACTGCTGGCACCACCGCAAGATTATCTGGGGGGTATGCGTGCACCGTGCGCAGCGTGTAGCCGGTAGGCGGTGTTGCCGCCGTTAGGTGCGCTGCGAGCGCATTGATAATGGTGACATCGTTGAAGCTCACCGCGCCAACCCATCCCGCTTGCGGAATCCATCAAGCAACACCTGGGCTTCAGGATGCAGTGCGCGTGTCTGGCGCAAAATTCCACCCAGCTCCTGCGAGCCAATAATGCCGAATGGACTTGTCCTAGATGACCACACAGCACCAGCCTGAATAATCGCGGCTTGCTTCACTGCGTTTGGAACTGCAGGCCATCCAAATACACCCGTTACCTTCACGCCAAGATATACCGCAACTGGGAATGCTTTAGGCGCAGCGGTGCTGGTGTCAATCTCTGTGTATGCCCAGCCATCAAGCGCAGCATTGCGCGGGGCAAGCACATAATCCGTTGCCGCCGTCCAGGTGGTTTCGTAAGTGCCGTCACCGTTATCATCAGTCTGCAGCTGGCTCACACTCACAATGTCATCAGTCAACACATATGACCAATCACCGGCGGTGTAGTAGCGCGTTTCAGTTGCAGTGCCAAAGCCCTGCTTGCGGTCTGTGTAAAGGTCAATCAGCGCATCAGTTGCGTCAAGCACAGATTGCAGCGCGCCATCGTCAGTGGTGTCAGCGGTGCCAATCCCAATAGCGCTCTTGAATTCTGCCAGCGTTGCGTAGCTCATTAAATACCCCCAACTTCAAGTACGGTCAAAATCTGACCGTTATTCTCTGCGATAGCATACAGGGTCTGCCGCTCCATTAGCCTAATTGTAATGTGCTCACCCTTGCGCAGCACAAACCCATTAGCAAGCGTGAGATTGCTTGCGCCAATCAGCACATCCTTGGAGTTATTAGCCAGCGCGTGCAGGTGCACTTCAGTGCCTGCCACATAGCCCTCACAGACTGATGCGGCTGCCGTGCCTACGCTCATTTGCCGGCTGCTCAGGTGTTGAATCATTGGGCGCTTTTCCCCCTCTTGGTGCGCTTAACGGTGGCACTCTCCCTAGCCTCGTGGATTACAGCCGCCTCTACGGGCTCCGTAGGGGCAAATGCGGGGGTTTTAGCAGGGGGTACGGGCTGTGCGTATCCGTGCGCGAATAGTGCTAGAGCCTCTGCGTCAGGCAAGTCAATCACCCCGCCGCGTGGCGGCCAGGCAACCCCGTTGCGTGTGCCAAGGATTCGCTCAAGCATTCGCACTAGCATTTAGTTTTCCTTTCTAAGACTTAGGGGCTGGGCTTTCGCCCAGCCCCTTTCGTCATCAATCTCTAACTCTTAGAGATTAGACATTCGCGCTCTTGTAGCTCTTGACAGCCGAAGCCTGAACAAGACCCGAAGCACCGCGAACTTCGCAGCGGTACGAAACCAACCCAAGGTTGAATGCGTACTCGCGCGAAACATCAATTCGCACGCCGCCCGCGAGGACGGTCACAATCTGGTCAAGCGCGCCGAACAGAATCGCACCCGCGGTGTCATCTGTAAGGTCAATGAGTGCTGCAGAATAAACTGGCGCGCCAAGGAGGCGGTCAGCGTTATTTGCATCACCTGGGCGGAAGATTGGCTGCCCAGCAGTGTCAACCAAACCCGTTACAACACCAAGCGTGGTGTCATTCATCAACCAGCCAGCCTTTGGCGAGCGTCGGTAAACCTGGTTAACGCTGGCCTTGAGCTTCGCCAAATCGGTAAATGTAGGATTTACCGAAACGGTGCCTGAGCCCGTTGCGCCAACCGTTGCAGCTGCAGCAATTGCTGTGCCAGCAAACGCGCCGTGCGCTACGGCCACTTCCTGGCCGCACTTGTCTGCAATCATCGCGGAAAGGTCAAAGGCCGCATCGTTTGCGAGCTCATCGCTTACCTGGATGAGGGTGGCCCACTTTACCGGGCTGAGGTCAAGCTTTGAAAGCGTGCCGTCAGACTCAGCAATTGTGCCAGCTTCAGCAACTGAACCAGCAGTGCCAAGCGCCGTGACGCGTGGAATGCTGAAGGTGTTGCCGGTGCTTGCGCGAATAACCGTAACGATTTCTGGATTTAGGAAGGGGTTGTAGGCCCCTGCGATAACATTCACACGGTCAGCAATGGTGACTGGATTGCCCAGACCCGTTGACTTCGTAACATCGCGGTACTCAAAGGTGCGTGTGCCGCCGTTGCGAGCAAGAGCGCGGAGCTCTGCATTCTCATCAGCGTCAACCTTTGCAGCAGCCGGAGCAATCACAGCAGCAAACTCTGCGCGAGCAGCGTCAGCAGCGGTGCGGGCTTCGGTGGCTTCCTTTTCGGAGCGAATCGCCTGGGCAACAGTTGCTGCCTCAGCGGTAAGCTTCTCAAAACGAACCTGTGACTCGCCTTCAAGGGCTTCGCCCTTTGAAGCAAGGTCAGTAACGATTGACTGCGCTTCAGTCAAAAGGCTTGCACGCTTCTCGTGCAGATTCCTAATATCAGACATTTCTATTCTCCTATTCTCTATGTTTTTTTACTATCGTGCTCGCCTAGCGGGCTTACTCTGCAGCGGGCGCACTCAAAGGTGGCGGGGCTGCGGTAGCGGGGCTGTTAGAGCGTATCGTTTGCCAGGCGCTCAAGCAGCAACTTTGCAGCCGCAACGCTGGGGTCAATCCCCTTGCGCGGTGCCAACTTACTGCGTACCTGGTCAATAACCTCAAGGTCATCATCGCTGAGCGGTTGCGCAGCTTTGATTGCCTCAAGGGTAGACATAAGGCGCTCAGCCTCAACACCGATTTTATCGGCGGAGAGCTTGCGCACAGCGGTGAGGCCAAGCGTTGCAGGGTAGGCAGGTGTCTGCCCAGCGCTCAACACGCTCACCTCAAACAAGTTGACTTCACGAATGGTGCGCTTATCGCCGCTCCACTCATCGCCGCCCTTTGGGGTAGTAAAGCCAAAGCTCATACCCATTGCAGCGGCCTCGTGTGTCAACTTAGAAATAACACCGGCAGCGTCAGGGTCAGCAGGGTCAAGCTTCGCCTCAACGCGCAACCCGCGCTCATCCTCCTGGAGTGAGAGCCGCCCGCTTGCCGTGGTGGCAAGTGCGCGGGTTTCATCGTGCCCAAACAGGAATGCAACCACCTTACTGCCAGCGGCAGCGCGTGAAAGCGTGCGCTTGAATGCGCCTGGTGCAATCACCTCAGTGAATGGCAGCCCTGCGCTTGGTGTATCAAAAAGAGCGGCATAGCCGCTGAAGGTCTTTTGCCCATCCTCAGTATCGGAAACTGTGAACTCACCCATTGGGAGGGCGCGGCGCTCAAACTCTTTCACATCAAACCTTTCATCATTTGCCAGCGTGTTTAGCACGCGGTCTGCCCATTGTAGAACTCTGTCAGCGCCATCAGCCTGTGTTACCTCCACGCCCCACAGGTAACCGGCAACAGCCCCAGGGCCTGGGAAGTCATCATTGGCAGCGTCACTATTCTGTGGCACCCCCTCCCAATCGCCACGGTGGCGGAGAATCCAAGCGCGCATACGCGTAACTTTTTCATCCTCAACCTGCCCAGCGCGCAGCTGCCGCGCTTCCTCAACGGTCTGCTCCTGCAGCCCGTCACCCGCGTAGCCATTCTCGTAATATGTCAAGCCCTTGGCAGCAGCATCGCGGATAAACTCAGGCACATCAATCACCACGCGTGCCTCATCGTGCTCTGTATTGTCTGCGCTGTATGAGCTTGGGCTTTCTGCTGGTGCGGTTTGCGGAGCGGTTTGCGCCACCGCTTTCCAAGCCGCGCAATAATAATTCCTCTTAACATTGGCATCCCACTTTGTGCAATAACCGTCACTGTAAAAGGCACAGTTTCCGCAATTCTGCCCTGCTGGTGCGCCATCCGTACCGGCTGGGCGGTACGCATCTGGTAGCGCTCTGTCAGGCTCAGGCTGGGCGCTTAGCACCTCATCAGGTGTGTAGGCTTTAATTCCCATACCCTCAGCGGCATCACGCGCCTCCGCGTCATTGTCAACCAAAAACAAAATTTCGTCACCGTACTGCTCTTGCAGTTTTGAATACTTATATGCCTTAAAGGCTTCGTTGACAGCAGGGCCGCCAGCCTCATTGAAGTCTTGCAGAAACACTTGCGTGTAGGGCACTGAGTTTTCGTCAAGCCAGCGTTCAGTTTCAGCAAAGCGTGAAATAGGGCGGGCGCTTACCACAATCACCTCATCGCCAGTATCCTGCACCCAACTCTTAAGCCAGTCAATGTAGGGCTGGTTTGGCGTATCGCCTGTGGTGGTAAGTGTGCCGTCAATGTCTGTGATTATGTAGCTCAAGGCTGCGGCTCCTCCCCTACTACGCCAATGTTTAGTGGCTTCCAATGCTGGTCACCGCCAACTGCGAGCCGCGGCAAATCCTCATAAGTGCGCACTTCATCTAGCGTGAGAATTCCGTTTTGCAAAGCAACCGCATAGGAATCCATTCGCTCGCGCTGCGTTGCGCGCAACAGCCCAGCGGTGTTGAACTTGATAAAGGTGGTTTCTCCAACGATAAGGCGCTGCAAGCCCGCTTCAATTCGTGCAAGCATTGGCGCTAATCCCAAAACCAGCCAGGCCTGCCCAAGCGTTTCTGCGCTGTTATAGCTGGTGTTGCCGCCTGGGTATTGCAGGTACTGAAGGGGCACACCATAAATTCTCCCCACGCTTTCAACACCCCAATGGAGAGTTTCTACAAGCTGCAGGTCAGAAATCTTTACGCTCATCTGTGAATAGTCAGCGCCGCCGGTGAGCACTGCAACGCGCCAAGCGCGGTCAACACCCTCGTGCCTGCGTGCAAATCCTGCGCGCAGATTCTCTGCTTGGTCTGCCGTCAACTCACCAGGCACCTTCACCACACCGCCAACCGTTGCGCCCTGCTCGTAGAACTTCGCGCCAAACAATTGGGATGCGCTTGCAAGCCCAAGGGTTACGCGGTGGTGCTCAATTGGTGACATTCCACGCATATGCTCGCCCGTTGCAAACAACGGAATGTGCACAATGTTATCAGCACCCAGCGTGCTGCTGCCTTCCTGTGTAGTGATTTTGTAAAGCGGCTCGCCCATCTCGCCGCGCACGCACTCCACCTTTTGCGGGTCAAGCACGCGGGTTTCAACCACTACGCCATCAGGCGAGCGGAGCACCAGAATAAATGCATTGCCGTCAAGCAGCAAGCTGGAAACCAAGCGGTGCTTGAAATCAAATGGCGTGTAGTTAGGGTTATTAGGAATTGGCACATCCATCCAGCGCGGGCGGGTAACGGGTCTGCGCACACCAGCGTCACGGATAAATGCGCCCCACGGCAGGCTGGCAACTGTTGAACTATAGAGATTCACCGCGGCCCATACGGCTCCAATTGCGGTGGCATTTTCCTGTGTGATTGAAACACCGGCGGTGCGTTGCGGATAGTCTGACGGCCACCACGGTGCAACTACGCGCTGCTCAGTTTCTGTTTCTCGCCCAAGGATGCGGTCAATGATTCCCACTCTTATTCTCCCTATAGCTCAATGAACTGCACGGCAGGCGCAGCCTTTGGCGCAACTGTGGTTGCTAGTGTATCAGCACGGCTCAGCGCCATAATGGCTGAAACAAAAAGGTCAATCTTTTTATTGCTGTGAGCGGCTTGCTTGCGCACCATCATCCCATTCCTGCTGTAGTACGGGGTGGCATTGGCTGCGTGCCGCGCAAGCCGGGGGTCACCTGTGTGCCGAATCTTGCCATTCACCACCGCATCATACATTCCGCTGGTTGCTGGCACCATCCGTGAAGGTGTTTGTGGCATTTCTGCTACGGGCAGCCCACGCTGTGCCAGCGCCTCCATACTACGCTGCCAGCGGAATGGGTCAAAGATAACCTCCACTACATTGTAGTTTTGGCAAATCTCAATGATGCGCCCCTCAACCTCATCCATAGAAACACGCCACGAAAGGTCAGCGTCAATTGGGCGCTCCCAATGACCAAGCACAAATAGCGCCTTATCGCTCAAGCGGCACGCAACGGCTGCCGTGCTGTCATTGCTAAAGCTGCCGTCCACCGCCAAAACAATTGGCTCACTTGGCGCAAGGGTAAGGCTTGCGTCACCGCACGCATCCCACGCGCCTGTAGGCAGAAAGGCTGTGGCGCTATTCGTGAATTGGTTAAGCCTCTTAGTGCGGTATTCGCTTTCTGGCGTGCGCTTGCGCGCACTGCGCAAATCCTCAAGGCTCAGAATTGGCTGCTCGCCAAGCAGCCCAGGGTTAGCCTCGTGCCAGCGGCTTTCATCCTCGTAGGCATCCTCTGCCGCTTCCCACCACGCCATACCAAGTGTGGTGTCATCAGACTCACCGGCAACGCGCCGCTTTGCCAGCTGGTAGAGCGTGTAGGCAATGGAATCAACGCCTGTAGTGTCAACCTTAGGGCCAGCCGTGGTAATTGCCACAAAGAGCGGGCTGCGCCGTGCACCCATTGAAAGGCTGAGCACATCAAACAGCTCACGATTAGGGGCTGCCGCCAATTCGTCATAGAGCACCAGCGAAGCGTTTAAGCCTTCCTTGCTGTACGCCTCTGCGCTAATGGCTTTGTATACGGTGCCCGTACCCTTAAACTCCATCGCATCGCGGTACAGTTTGATTTGCGCACCCAGCTCTGGGTTTAACTCCACTGCTCGCTTGGCGTGGCTGAACACCAGTTTGGCTTGCTCGCGCTCATTGGCAGCGCTCAGAATCTCGCCGCCCTTATCGCCATACAGCCCAAAGAAAATAGGCAGGGTGGATGCCAGAGCGGTCTTACCATTCTTGCGTGCAACGCCTACCAGAAAAAAACGGTGCGTAAAAGATAGGTCAGCCTTACGCGCCAACAAATGGCGGAGTAGGCTGCGCTGCCATTCCCTGAACTGCAACGGCTCACCTGCGAGCCCGCCCAGTGAGTCTTTGGCAATGGGCACCAGCGCCTCAGCGAAATCCGCAACCACATCCCCAAGGCTTCGCTCAAGGTCAGCGGGGTCTAGCGGGGTCAGCCAGCGGGGTGGCCATCCTTGCCTTGCATCCTGCGGCGAAACTGCTCTACCTTGCTTACGCTTTCCACCATTGCCAGCCCTAGCTTGGCGCGGTCTGCCGGTGTCAAGCCCAAGTGATTCATCCACTTCCTAATTTCCCCCTCTTGGGTTGCACGCATTCCTACTGCTGGATTCGCATAAGCATAGCCTTTGTCTGTTTGTAACACTGCCCCCTGCTCTGCAACCTGCTTGCTCAGCTGCGCGTGAAACTCCATCGCCTGCACTAGCATCGTCAGCGCCTCGCGGTCACTAGCGGCAATCCAGCCGCCAGCGTGCGCCAAGATTCGGTGCCAAGCCTCCAGCGCCACCACACCCAAGCCCTCAGGCGGTGGCAATTCGGCTGCTCCCGTGAGGCTATTCGTTAGCGAAACTGTGGGCACGCGGTCAGGTCTGAGCGTGCCGCGCTTTGCTTTGACTTCGTTTGGAACTACTGCCTTAGGCAACTAAACCCCTACCCCCTGCAAATGACGATGCGTGCGGAGCACTCGGCGCTGGATTCCCTGTGGGTGCGTGCGCGCAGATTCTAACCCGCCCCCCATTAAGCAGCAAGGTGCTCAATGAGTTTATCCATCGGGCGGAGCAGGCTCGTGCTCGCCACCAGAAAGCGCTCACGGTCAATGCCGCGGCTATGGTCTGGCAGCTCTTTAACTTCCCACTGCCCAAAGGTCTTGGTGCTAATCACCAGCATTGCCTCACTCACGCGGCTCACAAACACATAGGCAATGGGCTTGACTACCTTGCCGTGGTAGCCGCTCTCTGTGTCCACAATGATTGTGTTGCGGGCTTTGTAGCTGGATGGCTCCCAGTCAAAGTCAGGGCTCACACCCTTTACCTCAATCACCCGCCCATCAAGTAGCACCACATCTTTCTCAAGCGCAGTGAACCGTGCGCGGTCAGCCTTATCCTTTGCAATCTCTAGTGCCGGTACGGTGTTGGCAATGCCGTGCACCGCAAGGTACTCGCCCACGAGCTCATTGTAATAATGCCCCTGCTTAAAGGCCGCCTCGTAATCGTGCATTACTTTCCCCCCTTCGCTCTGCGCGCTGCGCGGTTAAGCGGCTGCTGTGCCGCTGGTTTCTGGCGTGCGCTCATCAGCGCAATCAGTGGCTTCCACTTTTCCTCATAAACGGTGTCAGCGTCATAGCGTGCCATTTCTGCTGCCACGGCAGCGCGGTCAACCTTCCCTGCCTTGGTTTCCTCATAGACAGACTGCAGGGCTTTGTAGATAGCCTCAACATTTGGGATAGCAAAAAAGGATTGCTGGAACTCATCCCACACGCGTTGCACCGGCACTTTGTGGCTATGCACGCCAACGAGCTCAGCCTGCGCGCTGAAATCCGAAACCACGCACGGTGTACCCGTAGCCATCCCCTCCACGGCAGGGATTCCAAAGCCCTCCCCCATACTTGTGAGTAACTGGCAATCTGCAGCAGAAAACATTGCGGCAATGGAACTGTCAGCGATTCCGTTACGCCAATGCATTGGGTGCGGGTAACGCACGCGCTGCTGGTCAATCCCAAGGTGCGCCACTAGGCGTGGAATGTTTACGCCCTCACTGAATCCATTGGGCTCAGTGTGAAGCATCCAGTAAACATCTTTGCGGTCAGCCATCAAGCGGCTCATCGCATCAGCCATTTCACCAAAGCCCTTGCGCACGGGGATGCGCCCACGGTTGGCTGCATTAGTCACCACAAGGAAAGCATCGGCTGGAATCCCCATAGCCTCACGCGCACCCTTGCCTGTGTCTTTAAACACGGTGCGGTCAATGGCGTGCGGGATATAGGAAACCTCCGCGCGCGGAACTCCCGCGCTAAGCAGCTCTTGCTCGCCAAACTGACTCATTGCAATGGCGTGGTGGCTTCCCTCACGCAGAAACTGCAGCACCATTGGTGGCAGGGGTTTATGGTCTACGGGTGTCCAGCAGGCAAGGTTTAACTCTTTAAAGCCCTCAACACCTACGAGCGGCCACAAATCAAAAAGCACCACCCCAAACGAATCTGGCTTGCCCTCAGCCCACGCTTTCATATTCTCTGGCGCAGCGTCAATGCTGTAGCGCATCAACCCTTCAGGCAGGATGATGTGCCCGCTCGCGCAATTCATCATTACGCTTGCGCCGTGGTTGGCGCTAATCGCTACCTCGTGCCCGTCCTGCACCATCCTGTGCACCACTTGAGCCGATTGCTGCCCATAGCCACTTGGCACGGCACAGCTGTTTGAATACCAAGCAATGCGGCTCATTGTTCCCCCCTCAATAATTTTGCCCAATCAATCTTGCTTGGCATCTCATTGCGAGCATCAAACAGTGGAGCATATGATGCAATTGCCCACGCAGTAAATGCTGGGTCAATCTCTATATAGCCAAGCGCTATGTTATGCCTCCGGCATAATGCCCCGCGGACGCAATTGCCACAAGAGTTATTGCCTGGGCAGCAACTATGGCTGTGGTCAATTTGAATGGGGCCATTGCAGTCACTAATGTGCTTCGCCAAGCAACCACGAGCAATGTGCTGCTCAATTTCAGTAATCGTAATGCCATACCTGTAAGCGCGCTGCTTCAAATTCATAGCGTTGAGTTGCTGCCTGCTGAGCACCCCTCGCCTTCGCCTCTGTGCCGCAATTTTGTGGTCTGGGTTTTTAAATGGCATTGCTTCCCTCCCTCTATTTGTGCCGCGTCACCGTGCCGTGGCATCGTAGACACAGCACGCGCAAGGCTGATTCTGGCACAATAAGCGCCCCGCCGCTACTCAGGGGCTGGATATGGTCAACGGTCAGCCTCACCCCTGTGGCACCGCATCCCTCGCACCACGGGCGCTTAGCGCGCACTTGGGCGCTCAGCTTGCGCCACGCTGGGTTTAGGTACGGGTTGGGTCTGCCCTGCTTCCACTTTGCTTGAGCTACGCGCCGGTGCACCTCGCAGCGGTTTCCGCCCTGTGTGAGTATTCCGCAATCAAGGCAGGGGCGCTGAAACCTCACGCCTTGGGAAACTCTGGCAGCGGTAGGAATTGCGCCAGCACCTTTGCCATATGGTCAACCGTGCGCTCAGTGGCATCCTCGTACTGTGGGCTGAACACTGCCCACGCAATCTCACCCAGCGGCTTTTCAAGATTGTCAACCACCGAATCAGCCTGGTGTGCATTCAGGTGTAGCAGCTCGTGAATCATTACCTCACGCTGGCGCTCAGGCTCTTGCCGCCAGAAATCGTGGCTTATGCGCATCTCAGCGGTAAAGGCCGCTTGGCTAGTCACGCTGATATCAGCCCAGGCATCAACATCGCTGGCATCTTGTGCAACGCTCACGCGCCAATGCGAGAGCAGCAAGGCAGCCTGCAGCTCAGCAAGGTAGGCGGTAAGCACTGTCCACTTATCTGCTGCCGATTGCTTTGCCATACGCCTCCCCTTAACTCTGATGATGGAGCGGGCGGGGAGTTGCACCCCGCGTTTAGCACGCTCAGGCATTGCCTTAATGAGCTGCTGCATCTACACCGCCCCGCCTAATAATAGCGCCCGCCGGTGGGAGGACACCACCAGCGGGCGGGGTGCGTGTGGAGTGAATCACACGCGTTGCCGCATCCTACACTACGCCTCACCTGGGCGCTCATAGGCGCGGTCAGCGTCAAGCGGTGCCTTGGTCTTGGCACTATCCGCCAACGGCAGCGGGCTAATGGGGCGCAGTGGACAGGTTGCATCCCAGCACTTTGGATAGCGGTCACGCTGCTCAGCACCCACGCAAGTGCGGCACATTTGCTCAACCACTAGCTGGTAGCGCTTCAGTTGCGTAGGCTCCGCAAGGGTTTGTGTAATCGCTAGGGCATACGCCTTCACCCACTCAACCTCATCAAGTGTTGGCACCACGCCACCAAAGTAGCGCTCACGCATCCAGTGCACGCTGCGCTGGTGGTGCTCAGTCATCCCAAAGAGTTTGTTTGGGCTTACCTTCAGGCGGTGTGCCCATATACGCACCGCGTGCGAGAAATCGTCAATTAGCGCCCGCGCGGTTGGATTGCCTGAATGCTTACGCGTACTAGCCCGCGCCCCAGGCTTTCCAGCTTCATAAACGCTGCCGGTGATAAGTCTAGAATCCTGCTGTTTTTTTTCCACTTTCTCCCCGCATCTTTATTACACCTGCCACACCAGTCAACTACGGTCACCACCACGCATTTGTTTTTGTCATCCTGCCTGCACACGCGCAGCATATAAGGTTTCTGCCCCCAGCGCCAGCCTGCAGCAGCTGCGTAATTAATTATGCCTGCGCGGCTGTACCAGCTGCTTTGCCCCTTGCGCTCCGCGTCATACCACGAGGCCACGCCGTGAGAGCGGGGTGGGGCTGCTGGGTTAAGCACTAAGCTCAACGCCAGCAGCAGGGCGGTCATCAGTCAGCCTTTTTCTTTTTAGCCTTGCGGGGCTTTGCTGACTTGGCTTCATCAGCAAGGAAAATACCCAGCTCACCCATCACCTTGGCAAGCACTGCATCCTCAATTGCCTTATTGGTTTTGGCATCTGCGCCAATGACCGTAATGAAACTATCGTTGCCCTTTGCCTTCCTCATTAGCGCACCCCAGCCTTTCCTACTACTATTGCGCTGTCATATCGCACAGTGCGTGAGAATGCCCGCCAAGCGTACTGCTCAGTAAGCTCAACATCAAAACCAAATAGCGTGAGCACCAAGCGCACGGTTTCTGGGTTGACACCCCTAACGATTACGCCCTTCCTTGATTGCATTAGCTTGTACCCAGCCGTGTGCTTGCGCTCAGCAACCTGCCTACGGTGCTTGTGTGGCGCTGCAGGAATTGAAACCTGCACGCCATCGCTCCATACCCAATCAATGCAGGTGCCGCTTGTGCAAGGCACAAGGCCAACGCCGGTTGCAAATTCCTCAGCGTTGAAGCCAGCAGCTCGCAGGGCTGCTGATACCTCACGCTTGCTTACCTTTGCCATTTTCCACCTCTTGCAGCCCCAGCAACTTGCTGGTTTCCTCGCTGCTTGAGCAATCCTAGCACCCCTGTTGCAACGGTGTCAAGCCGTTGCAGGGGGCTTACGCCACACATACACATACCCTGTAACAATAGGCTCAACCCCACGCTCAGCCAGCCACGGCAGCACCAAGGCGTGCTTGCCCTTTTCCTTGCCCATACAGTCATCAACCGCAATGAGGCAGCCTGGGCGCAGGCGGTCATAGATAGCCTCCAGCTCAGCGCGGTGGTGCAGGGCGCTGGCATCGCTGTTAGCCGTCCAGTCATAGGAATCCAAATAGAGCAGGTCAATGGTGCTGGCATTTGGGAATGTGCGCAGCGCCTCAACAGAATCCTGCTGGTGCACCTCCATCTTGCTTACCGCTGCGCGGGCTGCTGCCACGCTGTCTGGGCTGATGTCATAGGAATGCCCATAGCCGCCGTGCTGATTAAGCAGCCAATCCCACACCGCGGTGCTCTGGCCGTCACCTGCCCAGTTATCTGGCTGGCGCAAGCATCCTGTTTCAACAATGCCGATAGGTCTGCGCAGCTCAGCGAGGGCATCAGCGATAAACACAAACGCCTGCCACCTACGGGTTGCGCCTAGGTGCGGTGCAAAGCGCGCCGCAAAGTTGGCGCTACTCATCGGTTGGCTTGCTTACAAACCACTCTGTGAAGTCATCCAAATCCAGCACGATAACTGCGCGCCTTCGCCCGCCTCCAACGCCTGGGCTGTCACCAATCACCAAGCCACGCAGCTGGTCACTCTTTACGGGCACACTCTGCAGCCAATCCCATTGGCGCTCACTGAAGCTGCCGCCCACTTTACATTGCACCTGCAGCCATTCACCTTCACCGCCGGTGGCATCTGCTTTTCCGCCAAAGTGTCCAACACGCCTACCGCCAAGTTTCTCCGCCACAAATCTTTCAAACGCGTGCCCGCGTTGGCGGCTGTTTTTACCTTTGCGGCTCTTGCTTGGGTCAATGCCTTGCTTAATCGCCTCATCCTTGAAGTGCCCCATCAGATTCCAAACCGAACCCTGGTATCTCGCAGCTTCATCTCATTGATTTTGTAAGTAAAGCAATCAGTGCAATATAGTTTTTTGCCGTTGTATTTCCAGCTATGAAGTCTAGGCTTGTTGCACTTGCCGTCATCGCCAGCTCTACGCTTTACACCAATGCAGTTTTTCTTTTGCATTTCTCTCACTCCTTTTGCAGTGCAAACCTTTTGGTTTGCTTCCTCACTGCTAACACCATTATACCATATGGTGCAACGCTGTTTTTCCGTTTCACTAACTTTCACGCTCAACACATTTTGCTTTCGTGCGTAAAAAATAAATGGCACGGGCATTTTTCTAATCCCTCAAAAGTCTTGCGAGCTGCGCGGTGCCGCCATCGCTCAAGGTGAACCGGCTCTGCTCCAATTCCATTAGCCCGTGCTTCACAAGGTCTAGGTTTGTTTTTCGGTTTCCAATTCCCTCGTACAGAAAAAACCAGCCTTCAGGCGCTACCGCATCAGCAAAGCGCTGGCTGAGAATGCACCACGCCCTGCCGCCAACTCCAGGCTCATAGCACCACGCGTCAGCGCCCTCTTGCACCGCAATCACACGGTCATCAAGGAATGGTGCAGCTCGCTCAATGCGGGTCATTTTATGTGCGCCTTGTGCATCCACTCCAGCTTGCGCTGCTTAGGCTCGTAGCCGATTCGCAGCACGCGGCTGGCTTCCTTGCCTGTGTCAATGGTCTGCCCGCACTCAGCGCACGGGGTAGGCGTAAACACGGGTGCCTTGCTTGCGCCGCCCCGTGAAGTCTTTACGCCTGCCATATTGCCGCCCTAATCATCCACACCACGGTAGCAAACCCCACTACCGCGTAGAGCATCGCCAGCCAACCGCTGCCGCGCTTGCTTGCAGTGGGGATAGAAAGCGCAACCAGTATTGCCATTGTGAGCTGGAGCACCGCCAGCGTTACCCCTAGAGCGTTAAAGGTATTCAATGGGTGATACTCCCACTCACTACCTCAAGCCGGTCAATGGCGGCCTGCACGGCTGCCTGTGGGGTTTCGCCCTTAAACTCCAGCTCGCCATCAAGCCTATCCACGAGCACGCAGACAAAGCCGCCGCTTGGAACCGCCAGCAGGGCATCAAACTGATACCCCACCATTGCGCATAGCGTGTTCAACTGCTCAAACATTCTCACTCCCTCCATCAATCGCAGCCACCAGGGCTGCATATGCCTCTTGCACCGTGCAAGCGGTGGTGTCAATCGTGGCATCAAACGCTGCCCCCTCCCACCCTGTTTCAGTAATATCCCCATTGCCGGTGTATTCACCAGCCCTACGCTCCCTGCGCACCTCAGCATCAGCGTGCACCCGCACAATGGCAATGCTTGGCTCAATCACGCGCAGCATTTGCACCTCACTAGGCAGCCTTACATCGTCAACCACTACGGGCACGCCATTCTGCCAAAGTTGGCTATACCCCTCTGACCACACGCGCAGCCAAAAATGAAGGTCAACATCGCGGAGTGCCATCCCTACTTCCTGCATCAGCTCGCGCCCTGTGAGGGTCACCTTGCCGCTGAAGCGTTGAAGGTCAATGGTTTCGCCCTTGCTGACACCCTCGCGGTATGCCATTTGCAGCACGCGCCTGATGCCATCAGCAATGCCGTGCCGCCTGTAGCCGCGGTGCTCAACCAGCAACTCAGCCAAGGTAGTTTTACCCGCGCCTTGTGGCCCGATTAGGGCAACCGTGCGCTTCATAGCTCACCACGCTCAACCTTGCCGTACCAGACACTGATGCACTCCCTAAATGCCTCCGTGGTGGTGGCAATGAGTTGCGCCTTGCCGCCGATAATCTCGTGCACCGCGTGCACCGTCATTGCCGTACCGGCGGTGTGCCCTGTAACCACGAGCACGGTGAAGGCTGGCTGCTTCGCCAACTGCTCTAAAAGAATCCTCTGCCCTGTGCTCAACTGCTCATTAGGGCGCTTCCATTCTTGTACCAGAAACCTACCCTTGCGCTCACCGATAAGGTCAATGTTTGAGAAACCCCACTTTGGGTTTGCTGGAACTATCCCCTCAATGCCCGTGGTGTCAATGTGGGTTGCTCCCTCATTGCGCATCATCAGATACCGCCTCTCAAAATCTTGCCTACTTGCATTGGCTGTTTAGTAAGAGTGTCTTTCTCTTTCTCTCTCTCTTTCTCTTTCTCTCTCTCAGTGCGTTGCATTTGCGTTGCAAAACCGTTGCGTTGCGCCATTCTGAACCTGTTTGAGCGCTCTGTTGCGCTAGGGTCTACTTGATATTTAGAAAAGTTGTCTACGCAAATTCTTTTATTTGACTCAAAAAGTAGCCCAACCTTCACCAATGTTGGTAAGTGCTTGTGCAGGTTAGCAGGCACCAAAGTGCGCAAATGCTCAATGCTGCCAAAGCTCCCCTGAGGGCGCTGCCGCTTCGCCCGCGTCAGCACCTTGAGATAGGTGAGCTGCGCCAGCGGTGGTAGCACCGCAATCCGCTCATCCTCATCCCATCCCACGCTCAACTTAATCCACGCGCCTTGTGCCATTTATTCCCTCCCTGTTTTGTGGGTGGTGGCGTAACCCGCCGCCACCACCCGTTGCTGATGCCTAAAAAGGCAACTCCTCAAGCGTATCCTCAGGCACCAGTGCCGGTGCCGCTGGCTTGCTGTGGGCTGCTACCCACTGATTGCTTGGCTTATCCTTGCACCACGAGCCATCAGGTGCCTTGTGGCTCGCCGCCCAGAATGGGTTATAGGGCTTGCCCGTAGCTTTGCTCACGCCACCTGGCTTCAGGCTCCAAGCCTGCCCGTGGCTGCAGGTGCCGTCAGTGGTTGACTCTGCAAAAATCATTGCAGCCTTCACTGCCAGCAGGTCATCATTTGAAGGGGCTGTGACCCCCTCGCTAAAATCGCCGTATTTGCCCTTTTCCGCAACGCTAACGGCTGGTGCAGCCGTAGGCTGGGGCTTGATAGCCCCAGCGCTCTTATCGGGGCTGTAAAGGCTCCTGCCAACGCCCACCTGTGCCGCGCACCGGCGGAGCGCATCGCTCACCGCTGACTTAAGCGGCTCATCATCCTGTGGCCCATTGGGATAGCCATAATCTTGGCGGATTGTGGTGCTGCCATCAATCACCAGCGCCAAGCTGCCGTGCACCACGCACCTAGCAGGGTCAGCCACCTTGACCTCAAACTGCCAGCCAGCGATTCCCAGCACATCATCAAGCCGCTGTGCCACGGCACGAGCGTCAGCGTATGTGAACACTAAACCAGCCCTGCCTGGGCGCTGCTTCAAATCCTTAGCCTCAAATGGCGCGCTAAGCGCCGCTGCAATTTCCTTGCTCATCATTCCCCCCTCTTAAACTTAAACACTCGCGCCCCAGGTACTTCCTGAGTTGCGCCTTCAATGATTTCCTGAGGCACCTTTGCCGCCTCCAGCGCCGCTTTGAAATCTACTTTGCGGCTGGGTTTATTCTGTTTCCAGCTGGCGTACCAGCCCCTGCCGGTGATTCCCACCTTATCCCCAATGGCTTCCTTAATCACCACTGCCAGATTCTGTAGGTGCTCATCAGCCAGCTTGCTCTCATAGAGCGCGTCAGCATACTGCTCAGCCACGCGCTCAATGCCGTCATCAGCGTGTGCCCATTCATCGCTGGCTTGCGGCACCACCTTTGCCAGCGTGTCTGAGTCTGTGCCAATTACCTCTGGCGGCTTGCCGCTGGCAATCAACTCACGAAACTCAACTGCCTTGCGGTACAGCTCTTGCTGATATTCAGGGTCAGCCATTACGCGCTCACACCTAAACTTCAAGCCGCCTAGCAGCGCCACCACATCAACCCACGGTGCGCCTGTGCAGAATGCCTGCCACTGCACCTGTGCCACATACTCAGGCGGCACGGGGTACAGCTGCCAGCGGCTGCTAGTGCTGGTTTTCACCTCCACCAAACCAGGCTCACCAACCACCGTGCGGTCAAGGCTTGCCATTGCCCACGGGATATCAATGCGCCGCACAATGCCATTGCTGCGCTTCAACTTCCTGCCGGTTTCTAGCGTGTACCAATCAGCCACAGCCTGCTCAAGCAGGATGCCGCGGGTGGCAGCCTCACCTGCTGGTTGCTCGCCAATCAGCCCGCTCTTTTGTGCCCACAGCTCGTAGCGGGTTTTGTAGGGTGACAGCCCTGCAATCACCACCGCATCAGTTGCTGTGATTCCATCCTTGCGCAACTCAAACCATTCAGGTGAGCGCTGCGCGGCCTTCACGAATTCAAACACTCTTGCCATTTACTTTCCCTCCTTTACAAATACCAAAATTGGCTCAAACTTAAACCCGCCCTTATTCATACTTGAGAGCGCCAGCCTGAGCGTATCCAGCTGACGAAATCCAATGTGAAGCGCCAGCGCCTCAGTGTCAAACACCAGCTCTGGGTAGCTCTTGACATCAGCAATGTTTATGACCATATGCCCACCTTCCTCTAATGCCTCATAGCAGTTGCGCAGTGTCTGCCTAAGGAAGCCATCGCGCCAAGCGCTTGCAGTCTTAAACCGCACCGCGCTTTGCGTTTCCTCATTCGCATACGCCTCTGTATTGAAATATGGCGGGGATGTGAAGCAGAGAGATACCGAGCCGGCGGTTGGCGTAAACTCCTCTGACCCAATTTGGTGCAGCTCAATCGCCTTATTCCCGCCAAAATCCTCTGCAATCTGGCGCAACCCAACCATAGTTTTAGCTGAAGGGTCAGTGCCGATATACCCAGTCACACGCTCTGACGCAATCGCCCCAAGCAGTCTGCCCCCAAACCCACAGCTCATATCCCATACCACCCCCTGTGCAAACCGGTCATAGATAGCAGCCGCTGCTGTGGGTCTGAAGTTTGAAACACGCTGGGTACCTGACGCGGTGCGGATAGCCTTGCGCACCTGTGCAGGTGTCATATCCGGTGTGCCATCGCCAGCAATGTCATAGCCGCCCCACTTAATGCGTGAAAGGATTGCCCTACGAAAAAGCGCCTCATCCTCCCAGATATCAAGCGGGGTCAGCATCTTGCCGCACTTAATCGCCCAATGGTGCGGGAAATATGACCACAGCAACCCCATTGCGTGAAGCGTTTGCCAAACTACGCCATCAGTAATAAGTGCTGAGCGGTCATATGCAAGGAAGGTTGAGAAATCCCTTTGCCGCTCATCGTCAGAAAGCCCGTAGTGCGGGAAGCCCCGCCCACGAAGCTTGGAAATAAGTAGCGCAACATCATCAGGGTTAGGCGCAACCGTTGGCTTCACCTTTGCGGGTGCTGCCATTTATTTCCCCTCCTTTTTTCTATCCTGCTTTGCCCAGCCTGTGCCTTTGTATTGCACTGCTGGTGCATTGATTACGCGGGGCATAAAGCACCCGCACCTTTCACAGCGCGGAGTAAGTGGCGCATCAATCGTTTGCAGGCGCTCATCAAGCGCTTTGCATACGGGGCACTGATACACATAGAGCGGCACTAACTCAACCACGCATAGATAAACACCCAGCCAGCAAGCGCAAAGAGTAGCTGCGCCACAAAGCGCAACCTGTCTGCACGCTGCTCGCCGCGCACTAGGCGCGGCACACTGAGCGGGCGCATATCAGTGAGCACCACCGGCTCGTTAGCCCTGTTCAGTTTCACTGCATCCCTCCCGCTGCTAGTAGCAGCACCATTGCAAACATAAACAGCGCCACACTCAGCGCCTCAGCAATGAAGGTACGCATCAGCCAACCACCTTAATCTCAGGTGTCATATATAGCTGCACATCGCGCGCCCAAATTGGGTGGTGGTAACCATCCTGAATTGCAATGTGCGCGCCGGTTTGCATATCGCGCACCACCTCAACCAATGCGCCCTTTGGGATGTAAACGCCAACCTTATTGCGCACCGGCTTAAGTGTTGTAAACCGTCCAAGCTTTTTCATTTTCACTCCTCTATCAGGCCCACCGTTTGGTGGATTCACTCCCTGACTCCCCTAAGGTATACCCCCCTGCAACGCTTGTCAAGCGTTTGCAACGGCTGTTGCGTGGCTATTTTTTATGCAGGCTGAATAGTAACAATCGGAGGGTAGCCCCCGCCCGTGAGGAGGGTACGGGCGGGGGTCAAGCAGCCTCTCAGGGCTGCTTAGTCAATATCCTCTGAGCCTGCCAGCTCAACAGCCAGCGCAATGCAATCGCGGCAGTAGCCCTCGCCCTCAACCACCCCGTACCCAGCGCCTAGCGCAACGATACGCTCATTGGCTTTCCATACCCGCTGGGTCAATCCACACACCTCACAGCGCCCCCAGGGCGGTGGTGTTTTTTGTGGTGCCAGTGGCATTGCCGGTTAGCGCTTCAGGCGCTCTTGGTATACGGCAGCCTCAATGGCCGCCCCAATGGCTTCATCGTCCAGCTTGTAGCCACGCTTTAGGCACTCAGACTTCACCAGCGCAAGGGCGGCTGCCTTTTTGGCTTCGCCTTCCTCTGTGCCAAGTGTCTGCTCAATGGAGCGCACCGCCGTGCGGGCAATCGCCTCAACCATTCCAAACTGCTCAGCACTCATACGCGCCTGCAAAAAGTCAATCACCTGCTTGCCCAGATAGCCAAGCGCACCAATTGCTACAGGCACCAAGCCCACAATCAGCGCATTCAATAGGTCACTAATAATCGGATTCATTACGCGGCTCCCCTCTTGCTAATCAACACCATTGCGGGCGGTGTTGGAAACCCAGCATTGCCCTTGCTATCGCGCAGCACCTTCACCTCATCAGGTGTAGCCCAGCGCCCCGCAACGCCCTCTTTCATTGTAGGGCACGCATACTCCCAAGTTGAATTGCTATATGCCAGCACCACCCAGTGCCCGTAGGTTGCCAGCGGCTGCTTGCGCCAGTAATCGCGCTGCCACTTTGAGCGTAGGCGGTCTGGCACTACCTTTTGGCTGGCTTGGATATTCAGAATGAGGATGCTGCCAGCCTTTACCTGATTGCTCGCCTCGCTCCAGTCATAAACAATGCGTGCCTTCAGCCCCAGAATCTTTGCGGCATCGCGCACCTGCTTTGCGCTGGTGCCCTCTGCGCCGGTAGGCGTATCTACACGCCCAGCCTGCGCGCACGCCTTGTGCGCTGCCTTGGTGTTTGTATCAATGCCAAGGGCGGTAGCTGCGGTTGCAAGGCTTGCAGGGCCGCAATCATCCATAGCCTTTACGCCAAGGCGCTCTGCCAAGCCAAGCTGGGAGCGTACTTTTAGAATCATTTGCCCTGCCCCTGCATCCAAGTAAGCAAGCCGCCTAAGCCGGTCATCCCCAATAGGAAAATAATGCCCTTAGCGAGCTTCAACGCGCCCCTGCTTTCTGCAAGGTCTACCTTGATTTCGGTAAGGTCACGCTCAATGCGGTCTAGCCGCTTCAGAATCTCTGTGCTTTGGCTTGCGGTCATTTCTCTAACTCCCTCAGTCTGCTTTCAAGGTCATTCACGCGGTGCCAGAGCGCCGCAATCAGTGCTACAGGGTCAAGCGTTTCTGGCTTGCCGTCAGCATCATACCCTACAGCGTGCGTCAGCCCAGCCTCGTGAATCTCCTCTGCAATGAAGCCCAAGCGCGTCGCGCCCGCCTCATCCTCAATCGTGGATTCATAGTGGCGCGGCTTGACTTTACGCGCTGCGTCAAGCACCACCTCGTCCGCATCAACGATGTTTGTCTTGTAGCGCGCTGAGGATGTGTTGCGGCGAAGTTGATAGTTCGTGCTGGACACAACCACCCAGATTGCTGCGCTAGATGTTTGTGTGGTGGTTGCAGGTGTGTTGTGCCTCAATCCTTGCGTGCCGTCTAGACTGATGTTTGTTCCTTGAATGAGTGCGTTAAAGGTCGCGCCATCGTCGCAAGTGAGATACCCTCCGACATCCAAGTCAAAGTCAGTTCTCAGGACGCCTGCGGCGGAGCGGTACAGGTTAAGGTCGCGTGCGCCGCCTGCGCCCCACTCTATCGCTCCGTTACAGAAAATCGCAAACCGTGGGGTTCCTTCTCCAGTTACTCGTGCCGTGAATGCGTTGTCGCCCGTTGAGGCTTGAATGGTGCGGAACACACCGAGAGCCTGAATCAAATCTTCCGAGGCGATTGACCCTGTAGCGTCAATGTTTCCTGTGACCGCAAAACCGCCGCCTGCGCGCGTGAGGCCGCCGTCGTTTTGTAGTAGCAGCGTTGCTGTTCCGCCGTTGCTGATTGCCATAATCTCGTTGCCGTCCATCCGAAGATTCGCGCCGCTGCTCGCGCCAATCTGAAATGCGTGACCTGTGCTGCTCAGGCTTGCATCGGTGGTGTCAGATAGGCGCAGACTGCCTGAGTTGATGCGCCCAGCAACGGTTCCACTACTCTGCGTGATGAAAACGCCAGTTTCTGCGTTTATTGACACATCGCCGCTGGTGTTGATGTTCACGCTGTCTGCGCCAAAAATGTTGGTGTCAGCGCCAAGGTCAATGGTTCCATCGCCACTGCCTGACCTAAGTCCCAACTCGCCAAAGTCAGCGGTGATAAGTGCTGGGCCGTGAATGTCTGGCTGAGTCCTATCCGTGAGCAGCAGTTCAGGGAGTCCGTTCGTTGCTCGCACCTCAGTCAGACTGATTTCGTTGGTTGCGGTCTGCGTCGCAACCGTTGCAATAGTGACCGTGACTTTCAGGAATGCCGCCGCCGCTGGCACTGTGGTGTTGTCAAGGTCAGGCGTTGCCGCGTAGAAATCTGGTGCGACAATGCCGCTTGCGGATGGCGAGGCGAAAAAACTAAATGTTTCAGCGGCTCCAACAAATGCTGAGCCGGTTGTTGTGGTCTGGTCTTGCTCGTAAAACTGACCAGATACTTGCACCGTTGCCTCAGTACCCTCAGGCGCGGCTGAGCCGTTTAGGAATGAAGCCTCAAGGTAGTAAGAGAATGAGCGAGAGGCTGACGATGCAACAGGAATGTAGCGTGTGAGCGTTGCGCTCTTGCCAGTCAGAGTGCCGCTGGCAACACTAAACTTGAGCAGATTGCCTGAGCCAACGCCAGTGTCTGGCACGATGGCGCAGGTGATTGCGCCAGCGCTGTTTACATCGGTGAATGTCCAGTAGGGCAGCGGATTCTCAGCGGTGATAGTTCCAGTTGAGTCATCAGGCGCAATGGCAAAGTCACCATTGGCAACACCGGCTTGAATCTCGCGCAGCGCGGCTGGCCCGAATAGCAGGGCTGTTTCACCAGCGCTGCTCGTGCTGACGAGCGCTGCACCCTGCTCGCTGTTTACGCCGCCCTCGTAGCCTCCAAGCGCCGTTAGGTCTGTGCCGTATCGCTCTGCCATTATCTACCTCCAAACTTTGCAAGCAGCGCAGCAACCGCGCTGCGCTTTGTGTATTCTGCTTCAACACCTACGCGCAGCTGATAAGAGCCGCCAGATTCAAAAGAGTAGGTGACGCTTGCAATGCGCAGAATTTCATTAAGGTCAAGCTCTAAAGCGGTCACCTTCACAAATTGGCCTGGCAGCCAAGCAGACACCAGAGAGCCTGCTGATGAGTAGCCCTGCACCAGCCCATATTGCCAATTTGGGTTTGCTGTCTGTGCAAGGTTAGCACCAGAAATATTAAAGGAAACGGTGCGCACCGGCTTTGAGCGCACCTGCATTGTGCCTCGCGTGAGGCGCTGCACCTTATTGGAGCGAGCGCTCAGCCCAAAGCCGCCCACCTTTGGCGCGCTAAACACCTCTTGCGGGAGCGGGCCAGTGCGCGCAGTAAGCCCAGAGCCGATAAATGGCGTGCCGCCGTTATAGGTGCGAAAGTATGGCTGATTGGTAATAGGTCTTGCATTGCCATCGCGGTCAGCTCGTGAGTCTGCTGCCTGCACAAAAATACCCTTCACAATGGCATCGTGGTCTAGGGTCACGGAAAGATTGTGCGCGAGCAGGCGCGTGGCAGTACCAGCGCTTCCAGTGCGCGCAGCCGTAGGGTCAGTGACGATTTCGGCTGGCGCAGTAGCCGTGCCTGGCACAGTA